GTACAGCGTCCACGCCATGGCCAACCGGCCATAACGCGGCAATGAGGCTGCCGCTATAGTAATCGTGGTTTTGCTTGACTACTTTGCGACGAACGGTCCCAATCCTCCAATGTTGATAGACCGGATGTATGGGTTTAGTCCCACGCACCCACTCCCCGTTAAGTCTTTCGGTTCGAAAACCTGGGACGAAGGGAATTGAAGGTCTATTGATTTTACCGGAGAACGAAGGCCGCGCCTCATCCCACTCAGCCCATAATGCACCGCTAGTTCCTAGCGGGCCCCAGTATTTCCGGGGCACAATCTCACGACAAACCCTTGCCATTTTGATCAGCCGTTCGTTACGCGGCATATTCTGATGGTAGTTGATTATGTCGTTGTGAAGATTAATTACGGAGCTGAGAGACGAGGGAAAGCGTTGAACGTAGAATGGTTTGACGTCTACACCTTTGAAGTAGTGCCCGCCGCAGGACTCCCGAAAGGGCCCGGAAGCGAACGACTTTTCAGGATTTAACCCGAAGCCACAGAACCGCAACAATTTCGTTATGCGGTGGGCGGCATGGGTGGGAACAATTAAATCGTCCCCGTAGACGCTTACCTCCTCTTCCCTTCCAACACAAGCTTTGCAGAGAGCGTAGAACAACAACGTCTCCAGCTCGAATGTGAAGCCATTACCCATAGAGGATACCTTCTCATAGGATAACGACGTACCATCCGGTAAACTCCCGATCGGTGAACGAAGGTCAAACACTACCTTCGCCCAGTCGCGGGGCAATAGCAAGTCCACGAGGGCGTTACATATTGAGTCGCTGGCCGCCTTAAGGTCTAAGGTAGCCATGGACCCTGTAATGCTAGCCTCACGTGCCATACGCTGGTGTGCTACCTGTGCGTCTGGATGGAGAAGCCCTACTTGCGTGCGTAGGCGGGTGCGGATGAGTAATCCCACACCTTTCTGCAAGAACATGTTCCAAGATGGTTCTTTGGCGCATGTCCTATCACGTTTGTAGTTCTTAGGTACAGTGAAGACCGCATTGCCTTCGATCAGCTTGAACTGCCAATCGCGTAATGGCCCTGCCCATTGGGCGAAAGCCACGGCGTACGGTAGAGCTCCTGCTGTGACATGGGCTGCCTCTGCCCATTTCTTTTGGATGTCCGATTCGGATCGGTTAAACTCCGTTGAAGCTCCAGACGAGAAGGCACAACTGAACGGTAAGTCGTCCAACTGCATCCTCCCAAGGATGGACAAGACGATGTTCTTTGCACGTTTCAGTTCCGGCCACCAGGCCGAAGCAGAGGGACGGTTGAACGCATCGTACAGACGCGCGTTTGAAGACGCACATTCTGACTCAGCCTCCATGAATTTCACCAAAGCAGCTGCCTTTCGGTCAGCCGCTGAGACGGAACCATGTTGGAATTTGCTTGCCACCTGCGACCTCAAGTACCAATACTTGAAAAGCATC